TGCGCGCCGCCCGGTGCGTCGTCGCCGAGGCCGGTGCGGCGGATGCCCTCTTCGTATTGCTCGTCGCGCTTCTTGCGCGCTTCCTTGTCCTTGCTGATCAGTTCAAGGAACTTGGACGACAGGCTGCTGAGTTCCTTCTCAGGCATCGTCTCGGCAAGGTTGTCGTAGAACTCGTCGTCGGCCTTGGGCGGCACGTCCTCGTCGAGCGTGACAATGGCTCCGCCGTCCTCGGTGTCTTCGACGTCGCTCTCTTCGGCGTCGTCGATCTCAACCATCTCGCCCTCGGGCAGTTCGTCTTCCGGCAGCATATCGTCTTCGTTCATGACTTGTCCTTACTGGCCATACGGATTGGCGATGGGCTTCGGTGGTGGCCGGTCGATGTCTTTCGGCTTGTCCTTTAGCACAGAGACAAGCCCCTTGTCGATTGCGAGGCGCACGCACTGCGACATGGCGTCCACGTAGTCGTCGTGCTTGACGCTGCCCGGACCCGTGAAGGCGCACAGTTGCGCCAGCATCGGCTCGACCCAAGTGCGGGGCTGACCCGCGAACTTGTCGCTCTCAGGCAGCCAGACACGGCGGCGTGAGAAGATGTGGCTGACCATGTGCAGGCGTGCCAGCTTGTCGGCGCGTCCGGGGTTGTAGGCGTAGGCGTCGATGCCCTCACGCTCAAGCATCTGGCGCAGGCTGATGCCGCTGCCCTTGTCCTCGATCAGGCACATATCAGGCTTGCGGCCCGACGTGATCGGCTTGCCGCTGCCGAACATCGGCTTGATCAGCGCGGTGTCTTGATCGTCGCCGTAGGCCACGTTGAGTTCGCGCTTCACGCGCTTGATCAGGTCGGGCATCCCCATCTGCTCGGACCAGCAGTCGAGCACCATCAGGTGGGACGCGCCTTCCTTGTCGTGGAAGCTGCCGAGCACGACGCACGCCGTGCTGTCGGCGTCGCCCTTCTTCTTGTCGTATGTCGCCTCGGTGAAGGCAGTGTCCAGCGACAGGATGATGTAGTCCAGCGCGGGCAGCGGCTTCTTCGCGGGCCATAGGCGGAACCAGCTACGCTTGATGATGCCGCTCTCTTCGGGGTCGATCAGTTCGCCGTACAGTTCCTGACGGCCAAGCGTCGTGCCCTCATACTGCTCAAGCTGGCTGAAGAAGCTGTCAGGCAGGTTCGCCTTGTTGTCGAACGTCGAGCCGTAGACGACGATGCGCCCCTCCTTCGGCGCGGACAGCTTGCGGATCATCTCCTTGGGCTTCGGTGTCGTGGTCCACAGCACCTGCGGCTTGTCGCCCAGACGCATACCGAACATCGCCATGTCCCATGTGTCTTGGTCGTATTGCCACGCGGCCAACTCGTCGAACCAGCCACGGCAGTGCTGCGGGCCGCGCAGTCGCTCAGGCTTCTCAGCCGTGAAGCCCCGGATCGTGGTCACGCCGCCGACGACGTTGCGCATCTTGATGATCGTGTCGGTCTTGTTGTAGTCAACCAGCAAGTCGGCAGGCAAGACGGACAGGATGCCGCTCTCGCCCTCAAAGCAGGTGAACTTCACGTCCTGATAGGTCGGCGCGATCACGCAGCTATCGAAGCCCGACGGGTCTTCATATGCGGCGCGCGTGATCCACTCGGCCCCGACGCGTGTCTTTCCGAAGCCGCGCCCTGCGAGGAAGCCATACTCGGTCCAGTCCTCCTCAAGCATACGCTGGTTCGGTCGCGACGTGCCGCGCCACGCGTCTTGCCACTGGAGGAAGACTTTCCGGTCGTGTTGAGCAGGTGCGGCGGTCATGCGTTCCGGTAGAGGGTCAGCGTCTCACGCAGTTGGGCGTTGGCTTCGCGTATCTTGTCGTAACGCTCATTGGCCAGATGCAGGGCGTAGTTGAGCGCGCGCTGTTCGAGGTCATGCTTGGCCGCTGCCTGTTCGAGGTCGCGGATGCGACGCCACGGGTTGACGAACAGGCGGATCATTCGGCGTCCTTCTGGTTGCGGATGGCCTTGGACAGGGCCAGCGTCAGGGCGACCTCGTCCACCTCGGTCTTGTGCTCGGTCTTGAGCGCCTCGCCGTCTTTGTTCCCGACATCGACCGTGGACTTGTCGCCGTACTTCTTCGGCTTCAGCTTGCCCATCGCCCACTTGCGTGTGTCGATGCGGACGCGCTTGTCCTGCGTGTCGATTGTCGGGTCGTCGGCGATCTCGAGGATGGCCTCAAGCATATCCTCCGTGGCGGCTTCCCGAGCGCGCGCGTATTGCTCTGCGAAGGAGGGGAAGCGGTCCAGCCACACGTACACCGTTGACGCATTCGGGAACTCTGGCTCCTTGCACAGCTTGCGCAGGCTTGTCCCTTCGGTGAGCCTCTCGCAGATGAGGCTACCCATCTCTTCGGTGAATGTGCTTGGTCGCCCGGTCATCGGTCCTGCGTGCTCCGCTCGATGTGTGTCTCAGTCGCACAAATAGCATCGAGCGGCGCGATCCGCAAGGTGATCACAGCAGATCGCTGCACTCACGCTCGATCAGAGCACGCTGAACGGCGGCCCGCAACTCAGGCCGCTGCTCGACAAGTTTATCAAAATCACCCCCACCAGCAAAGCGGGTGCCCGACCACGACAACCAATAATTACCCTTAGACGGCACAGGCCGTTGCGCGCATACCTTAAACGTAGTCCAGTCCGGCGACGTCTGCGTCTTCACGAACACGGACCACCACGTTTCATCAGTCTCAATGGCTGACACAAAGTCCCAACCCTTTTTCGGTGGGCGGCCTTGATACGTCTTACTCTTCTCGGCAACCTTCTGCGCTTTGTGGCGAGGGGCGCGCTTTGCATCCACCTCCAGAGGGCTTAGGACGCTGTCAAAGTAAAAGAACTCAGCGTCTGCGCGCATCGGCAGCCGGTCCTTATCGAGCATGTTTTGCGTTGAACGCTCAATGTCGCGGCGGCGCAGGTCACGCTTGGGTTTCTCAGGCTTCGGCATCCGTTCGACGCAGTAGTCCACAAACTCAGCGTGCGTCATGCGGCCACCGACCAGAGACAGGTCGTCGGCATACTCGCTGATGAGCACCTCAACACGAGGCGCAAACGGCGAAAGTTTCTTGTCACCAAACACGAGTTTCATTTTTGTTTCTCCTCTGTATGCACCACCGCCCATACACCACCGTGATGAGTAATGCAACACAACCGTGACCCATCTGATGTGATGGTGCGAGGTGGACAGATCGGTGTCCGAGGGTCTGCAACCACTGCGTTGGCACCGTCTCGTTTTTGAACCACCCACGCCATCTGGGGGGTGTCCCATCTCGACCCGTCTGGGGCCGCCTTAACGGCGACCCCCACAGAAGGGTCAGACGGAACAGGGTTTACACCGTGACCCATCTCGTCCCGTGGGACTTTTTCAGTCATGGTGCCAACCACAAGATTGCAGAAAAACAGACGGTGCCAACCACCCAATTGCACGGCCTAAAAATTTATTTGTAAAAAACAACATGCAGGGGTTGACCACTGCAACCACCTAGTTTATTCGTCACTTCAACAGCAACGAAGGGACACACTGACATGACCGACCTCGACATCCTCATCGCCGAAATGGAAGCAGCCACCAAGGTTGTTACGCTTGACGACCTCACCGCAGCACAGCGCAAGGCAGCAGAGCGCGTCATCGCTGATACCGTCGGTGATCGCAAAGAGATCAAGACGCTCCGCATCAGCCGCTACAACGGTTACAGCTACGTCACGCTGTACGTCGAAGCTGGCCTGCCCAACGACGAGCACACGCTGGCCGCCATCTTTGCCCGCGACGAAGCCCACGTTCAGATCGGCCCACGCGGCGGCGTAACCAGCATCGCCCGCTAACCAACCGGGGGCTGCGGCCCCCACCACACCCAAGGAGCACAATGACATGAACATCGACCTAGAAGCCAAATGCACCGCGACACATCAGTGGGTGCCCGTCGCCCAGTTCAGACTAGGCATTGAGGCGCTCGACACCGCCATTGCCTTGAGTAAGCGTTACAGCTACCCATACCGCGTGATTGACCGCCGCTGGCCCGACGAGGGCTTGATCACCACGGTCGTTGAGGACGGCGTGGTAACCAGCGACTAAGCCACAGGGGGCTGCGGCCCCCACCACATCAGCAACAGGAGACACCGACATGACCATAGAACGCCACATCTCACCGACTATCAACATCAACGGCAGCAGCAAGGACGATCTGATCGACCCCCGCCGCAAGGCGATGGACCACCTGATGGACGCCATTGAGGCGCTCAAGCAGGCCACGCCGAACGGTAGGGACTACCCCGGCAACCTCGACCGTTTGGATCAAGACCGGAAAGAGCACTTCGACCGGCTAAGTGCACTGCGCGCATTGCATACGGCCCTCATGGTCGAAGCCGTTAACATACAGGAGCAAGGACAGTGACCGACTACTCAATCAAGGTGACCATCCGTAATGGTCGCATCCTAAGCCGTATGCGCGAACTCGGCATACCAAGCATCCCTGAACTGGCGAAAGTGGCTGGCGTTAATTACAACGACGCAGTCCGACTGATTGCCATGAAGATCAAGCCCTACAAGGAGAAGAAGGGAGACTACACCGACCTCGTCTACAACGTCGCGGCGGCTCTGAAGTGCGACCCCGACGACTTGTTCACCGACGCCCAGCGCACGATGAGCCTCAAACACAACTCGTCCGAGATGTTTGTCGAAGAGGAAACGGTGGCAATGCTTGCCGCGCCCAGCGCAGAGCGTTCTGTGTGGCTGAAGCGGGAACTTGAGCACCTGATGCACAACCTCAGCCCGCGTGAGCGCGCTGTAATGTCAGGGCGGTTAGCCAACCGCGAACTGTCCGACATCGGTGAGGAACTCGGCATAGGACGGGAGCGCGTCCGCCAATACGAAGTGAAAGCCACCCGCAAGATGAAAGCCATGCTCTACTCAAGCGACAGCGACCTTGCCCGCCAACTGCAATACGACAACTAGGAGAATAAACATGACGACTAAAACGACCAAACCCGCGTTTCCAACAGCCGGTAGCACAGGTATGACACTGCGCGACTGGTTCGCCGGACAGGCGCTGGCTGGTATGCTGGCCGATCACACCCGCGACGCGTACCCAGAACAGTACGCAAAGAGCGCGTATATGTACGCTGACGAGATGCTGACGGAGCGCACCAAGTGATCCGCTCCATCACCCTGCGTAAGGCCGACAAGAAGGGCGGCTTCAAGTCCAAGTCGTTCAAGATCAGCGACAAGGAGGTTCATGCCCTGCACAGCGGCATGACCCTCTCCGTCACCATCTCGTCGGAGGAGGGCGTGCAGACCATCACGCTCCCCGCCTACAAGCTGCTCGATATGATCGAGGAGGTCTCGGCAAAATAGCCTCTTGCAATCCCCAATATCCTATTTATACACAGACCCATCAGTAACACTACAGGGACACAACGACATGACACTTATGACCGCACAGCAGTTCGACAAGGCGCTCTACAACATCTGCCTCAACAACGGCCTGTATCAGCCGGAGCACCTGAGCCGCGTCGACCACCACTGCACCAGCCACGAAGTCGATGAGGACATCAACCCGGACTATTATGGTCTGGCGCTGGAGGAACTGGAGCGCATCGTTGAGAACGGCACGTTCGTTGCCATCGCAACTGGCGACTTCTACCCGCGCCCCGCAATCCTCGACCAGCACCTCAACGCGCAACTAGCGGCTTATGCCGCCGGAGCAGCCAAGTAATGGAAATGCCATCGGAGCGTATCGACCGCATCATGGAGGAGGTCGCCTACGCACATTACACTACCGTCGCCGCGATACGTGGCCCAGCCCGAGACCGGGACGCCGTGATCGCGCGGCGCTACGTCTGCTACGCCCTGCGGGCTGAGGGTCTGTCCTCAACGCAGATCGGGGCCAAGATCAACCGCGACCACACGTCCGTCCTCAACCTGCTCGGCCTCCTGAAGAAGAACAGGGACCGGCGGCAAGTCTAGATTTGTAACACTATCGCGTTCGCCCAGCGACCACAGGGCGTCACTCAACCGCCTGCGCGACGTGCGTCAGGCACTTCAACACTTAGAAGGGATACAATGACATGAAGAAATGGATCGCAGAGCGTCTGGTCCTGCTGGCCATCTGGCTGGACGTAGAGACGGTCATTTACGCATCGTTCGACATCATCAACACGCTGTTTGTCAGCCTCGACGATGAGCAGGACGCAGCCAAGCCCAAGGGCAAGGCCGGTCGCCCACTGGGCAGCAAGGACAAGCAGCCGCGCAAGCGCCCAGTTCGCAAGGGAGACGCAGCATGACCGGCCCGGACCCCCTGCTGTTCTTCACCGTGATCGCGATAGTGGTCACCACCATCTACCTGATCCTCACGAATGGAGACGCAAATGACTGATACACCAAAAGACTGGGTGCTGATCGAAGCCGCGAAGCGGTGCGAATGGCAAGGTGGCAAAACGCTGGCGCAGATGCGCGGCTACCTTGATGCGTCAGGGGCTTTCCGCGCACTCTGCGACATGATCGCCAAGCACGAACAGCCGCCCGTTGATCGCAAGCTGCTGTGCGCGCGGGAGGCGATGGCGGGGTGCTTGGTTCCGATGAGTGATGAGAGCGCAGAGAGCGCAATCGTCCGCGCCATCGAACTTTGGGAAGAGGGGTTTGGGAAATGACTGACAGCATGAGCCAGTACTGCCCCAACTGCGAAGCCCAAGCGATGGAGATTGACCGGCTAAGGTCTATCGTGCAAGGCTGGCACTACCTTGCTGTCGGGCCTGATGAGATGGGGGATTACTACACCCAGAAACAATTGATAAAGGCCAGTGAGCCATATGCGTCACCCGCCCTAGCAGGAAAGGTAGAGCAATGAGCGACAGGACAAGGGCAATGGACAACCTGATTGCGCAGGACGCAGACTTGATTGACGTCCTCTCTGGGGTGACGGAGGCGGATCGTGAAGTGCTTATCCGCCTCAGTAATCCAGATGATGAAACTGCCCAACGTATTCGGCGCGGCCTGATCTATACGTGGGAAGCTGGGCAGATCGCCAATCACCGCGAACAGGCAGCCGCAGAGGAGCGCGCCAAGATCGTGGCGTGGCTGAAGGACATCGACCCATACGCACTAGCGTGCGGCGTGCGACACGCTTGCGCCAACGCCATCGAAGCAAGGGAGCATTTGAAATGAGCGTTTTCTGTAAGCACGGCTGGGCCGGGTCTAATTGCAAAGAATGTAATATCGAGATGCTTGAGGCGCAGCTTGCCAACGCCGAGCAGGAGATCGACCGGCTGCGACTTGAGTGCCAAGCGCAGTATGATCGAGGCTACTACGACGGGCGTCAGAACGACGGCGCAGAGGAGCGCGCCAAGATCGTGGCGTGGCTGCGGGAGAACGAAGAGATATACGATTGGTCGCCGCCCACGATTGCCGCAGCCATTATAGATCAGGAGCATTTAGGATGAGCGCACTTGGAATAACCTTCGTGGCCTTCGTGCTGTCGTGGCTGGTCGGTCGCATTGCGTCGGAGATTGACGGCATACTTGCGGACGTGATCCATATCATCTGCGTCATGATCTTCTTCCCCGCAATGGTGACCGGCATCGTGCTGCTGGGGATGATGCTATGATCGACTATCTCAACTGGATCGTCGCCAACCCTACAGCCTCGTTCCTGATCGCGCTGTTCGCCACAATGTGCATCAGCGAAATCATCACCGCCATTGGCAATGCGAGGCGCAAATGATCGAAGAGCGCATCGCCAAGCTGCGTGAGCATCAGCACTACTGCTGGAAAATGGCAGAGGTCTTCCTCAACAACGCAGACGCCCACGGCATCCACGACATGGGCGTCGAGATACAGGCCATCCAACTGGCCATCCGGGAA